AATTAAACCCGTTTTATCTATGGATAAACCACAACATTTTCATTTTTATAACAATAACGTTGCTCCCGTTTTTTATATGATTGAAAAAAATGGTATGTATGTTGAGGAATATGAATTTAATAAATTTTATGAACCCGCTAAACCAATATACTCTATTAAAAACAACCAGGTATACACCAGTTATAACCTTTATACAACAACACGTAGACCAAGTAACGCTTTTAATGGCATCAATTTTGCTGCATTAAATAAAGAAAGTGGTGCCCGAAAGCCATTCATTGCTAAAAATGATTATTTAGTTGAATTTGACATTTCATCTTATCACCCTACCTTAGCAAACAAATTAATTGGTGGTGATTTTGATATTTCTCATTTATATGAGCAAGTAGGTAAAGAAAATGTATTTAGGCAATTATATGGGGGTATTCAAGAACAATATTTAGATATACCCTTCTTTATCAAATGCAAAGAATACATAGACGATAACTGGAAAACTTACAATAACTCAGGGCAAGTTATCGTGCCCCTTTCAAGTTATTGTCTTAAAAACATTGACAACCCTAATCCATACAAATTATTCAATTACATACTTCAGAATTATGAAACATCACTTAACGCACTTATATTGCGTAAAATAATTGAATTATTAAAGGGAAAACAAACAAAACCAATACTATATGTATATGATTCTATTTTGCTTGACTATGCGGAAAGCGATGGGGATGAATTACTAACAGAAATACACAACATATTTACAAAACAAGGATTAACAGTAAAAACACAGCATGGCCCTAACTACAACAGCCTTCGTCCCTTATGATATTTATGGCCATACTGGAGATATGGCGCTTACCAACAAGTTATTTTGCTCGTTTGTTGAAGAACAACAAATTGATGGGTTTATAGAGGATATAAAGAATTATTATACGATTGCATACAATAAAGTATTTGTTTTATATGTAAAAAGTAATAACGAGTACGTTTGCACTTATAATATTATGGAAACAGAAATTGATGAAATTCCATATAACACTATTTTAGTACATCGTAAAAAAGAATCAAATACATTATATACAATTAATGCATTGAATGAATTGATTAAAAAATTAAATGATGGTGTTGTTGATGTGAATTATAGAATTAACTGGCAACACTATAAAAATACAATTTTACTCACTCAGCACGATGAGTTAAAACAACTAAGGACCAAAATCTACAAAATTGTTGAACTGTGATTAAATTAATAGACATACTGAATGAAATAAAAGTTGTGCCTGGTGGGGTTAGGGGAATATATATACTAAAAACAATTTGGGATGCAGACCGAGAGTGTGATGTATCTGTAGAAGTATTTCGTACTGAAAAAGAAGCAAAAGATGCAGCTCTTAGTTATATTTGGGACTCAATGGATGACAATGGGGATACTGAGTTATCTGAAAAAGAATTTCTTAGTACTTATTCATTTGACGACTATACAAATGGAACTATAGGTTATGGGGAACCTAGATATGAAATAGAAAAAGTTCAATAAAAAAATAATAGAAGGTTTGGTAAAACAAGCCTTTTTTTGTATGTTATGATGTAAATAAAAGTTATTATGGATTTAAATGCTATTAAACAGAGGCTAAATGCCATGCAGCAGAAACCCGGTAAGAAAAACTCGGGCGAAGACCGCAAAAAATTCTTTTGGAAACCTTCGGTTGGTAAACAGGTTATCCGAATCGTCCCTTCAGCGTTTGACAAAACGAATCCCTTTAAAGAATTGTACTTCCATTATGGAATTGGAAACCGTACAATGATTTCTCCAATGAATTTTGGTGAAAAAGATCCAATTGTTGAGTTTGCAAAACAACTCCGCCAATCTCAAGACAAAGAAAACTGGAAATTGGCTAAGAAATTGGATCCTAAAATGCGTATTTTCGCACCAGTAATTGTTCGTGGTGAAGAGCATTTGGGTGTTCGTTTGTGGGAATTTGGTAAAGAAATTTACCTAGAATTCTTGTCTTTGGCGGATGATGAGGATATCGGGGATTACACCGACATCGTAGAAGGTAGAGACATCACTGTTGATACAGTTGGACCAGATGTTACTGGTACAGCATACAACAAATCCTCTATCCGTGTTAAAACCAAACAATCACATTTAACAGAAGATAAAGACACTGCTAAAAAGTGGTTAACTGAACAACCTGACCCAACTGAATTGTACAAGCGTTATGAGTTTGATGAAATGAAGCGTTTGTTGCAAGAATGGTTAAATCCTGAGGAAGCCGCTCCCGCATCTACTGTTGAAGCAGATGAAGAAGAGGAAGTTGTACAGCCTGCAAAACCAAATTATGCTTTGACTCCTAAAGAAAGTAAAGCAGACAAATTTGATTCTTTGTTTGGTGACGATGATGATCTACCTTTCTAATTATGGCAAGAAAATCATTGACTGAGGCTGTATCCTCAGAAATCCAGGGAAACTTTGACCTTGAGCGTTTTAAAGAGAAAAAACTCCTTAACACAAACGTAAAATTCAAGGAACAAAGATGGATTCCCTTCTCTAAAGCACTCCAACAATCGATTTCGGTTGTTGGAGCCCCTATGGGGCACATTACCTTGTTGCGAGGCCATAGTAATACTGGTAAAACAACTGCATTGCTTGAGTTAGCTATTAGCGCTCAAAAGATGAACATTTTGCCTGTATTCATCATTACCGAAATGAAATGGTCTTGGGAACATGCTAAAACAATGGGATTCCAATTGAATGATGTTGTTGATCCTGAAACCGGTGAGGTAACTGACCATACTGGATTTTTTATCTATAAAGATAGAGCATCATTAGGTACTATTGAGGACGTAGCTGAATTTATTGCTGATTTGTTAGATGAACAGAAAAAAGGTAATTTACCTTATGACTTGTGTTTCTTCTGGGATTCAATTGGTTCAATTCCATGTAAAATGAGTGTTGAAGCAAATAAGAATAACCCAATGTGGAACGCAGGAGCTATGTCTCAACAATTTGGTAATTTTATCAACCAACGTTTCCCACTATCCAGGAAAGAAACAGCACCTTATACCAATACAATGGTAGCTATCAATAAAATTTGGGTTGCTCCTGCCGAAAACATTATGGCACAACCTAAAATGAAAATGAAAAACGGTGAAACTATGTTCTTGGATGCATCTATTGTATTAACTTTTGGTAATATCACTAATAGTGGTACTAGCAAAATTAAAGCAACTAAAGACGGTAAAGAAGTTGAATTTGCTGTACGAACAAAAGTATCGTGCGATAAAAACCACGTAACTGGTTTACAAACTAAGAGTGTTGTAATTGCCACTATTCATGGTTTTATTGAAGATGACAAAAAAGATATTGATGCCTATAAGAAAGCACATTCATCTGAATGGAAAGACATTTTAGGTGACGGTAAATTCGATGTTATTGAAGATACTTCTGATTGGAATGAATCAACACGAGATATTCCTTTAGGATTGATGGATGAAGAATAGTGACCTGCTCAAACTTCTTGATAATATAAAACAAGAAGAAACAACGCACTCATTTGATAAAAATAGTAGAGTACTATTAATAGATGGTTTAAATCTATTTTTTAGAAACTTTGCTATGATCAATTATGTAAACCAAAATGGAGTACATATTGGTGGGTTAGGAGGATTTCTCCGCTCATTGGGTGCTCTAATTAAATTAAACCAACCAACCTCAGTTTACGTAGTATTCGACGGAATGGGTTCTTCTCTTAACAGGAAGAACCTACTTCCCGAGTACAAATCTAATCGTAACATTGCTCGAATTACAAATTGGGATATATTTGATAGTTTAGAGGAAGAAAATGATGCTAAAGTTGACCAAATATCAAGACTAATACATTATTTACGTTGTTTACCCGTTAATATAATTTCACTGGATAAAGCCGAAGCAGACGATGTTATCGCTTATTTAGCTACATATTATCACAATTTAGGTAAATCTAAAGTAGTAATTGTATCTAGCGATAAAGATTTTATACAATTAGTAAACGAAAATATTACTGTATATCGTCCAACTGAAAAAGATTTTTATACTCCTGATACTGTAAAGGAAAAATTTGGCATATTATCCTCTAATTTTATTATTTATAAAACATTATTAGGAGATAAATCTGACCAAGTTCAGGGTATTAAAGGCTTAGGTGAAAAAGGACTACTCAAGAAATTCCCAGAATTAACTGAGCGTACTTTATCACTAGATGATATTCTTGATATTAGTGCTGAAAAATATAAAGAGCACATTGTATATTCTAGAATTGTATTTGAGGAGAACAATTTACGCGTTAATTATAAGCTAATGGATTTACAAAATCCCTTGGTAGATGAAAGTCAGATTCGTATACTCAAGGAAGTAATTGATAAGCAAGTACCCTCTTTAGATATTCCTTCATTTACCCATTTGTGTAATGAGGATGGTTTAGGAAACATCTTAAAAAACATCAGTTATTGGTTACCAGAAAATTTTAAAGTATTAAATAGTTTTAGAAAGTAAGTTATGACATTAGGAAGTTTAGCCCAATATGGTACGGGATTTCAGACCAAAGTAATTGCCTGTTTATTGAATGATAAAAAATTCTTACAGACAATACATGATATTTTATCAGATGAATATTTTGATAACTCATCACACAAATGGTTAATCCAACAAACCTTAAAATATTACCAAGAATACCATACAGTCCCTAGCCTTGAATACTTCCAGGTTGAAGTTAAAAAAATTGAAAATGAAATTTTAAAAGTTTCATTAGTTGAACAATTAAGAGAATGTTATAGAACATTTGAGGCTGCTGAGGACATCGAATATGTTGAGAAAGAATTTGCTACATTTTGTAAGAACCAACAGTTAAAAAATGCGTTATTTTCAAGCGTAGAGATGCTAAACATGGGGGACTATGACTCCATTCGTTTCCTCATTGATAGCGCGTTAAAAGCGGGTCAAGACAAAAATATTGGCCACGAGTATGTTAAAGATATTGAATCTCGTTACAGAGAAGAACACCGCAGCATTGTTCCAACTCCATTTGAACGATTCAATGAGCTATTGCAAAATGGTTTAGGTAATGGTGATTTAGGAATCGTGTTTGGCTCACCAGGTGGTGGTAAATCTTGGTGCCTTATTGCAATGGGTGCACACGCTGTTGAAATGGGATTTAATGTTATTCACTATACATTAGAATTAGGTGAAGGATACGTAGGTAAACGATATGATGCTTATTTCTCAGGAATTAGTGTGGCTGAAGTACATAACCACAGAGAAAAAGTACAATCTGCTATTGATTCATTACCCGGTAAGTTGATTATTAAAGAATATGCACCTAGAAAAGCATCAATTTCTACACTAGAATCACACATCCAGAAGTGCTCTGACTCTGAGATGAAGCCAGATTTAGTCATTATTGACTATGTTGATCTTCTTTCATCCTTCCGCAAAAATAAAGAACGGAAAGATGAGATAGATGATATTTATATTAGTACTAAAAGTCTTGCCCGACAACTTAATATCCCTGTTTGGACTGCCTCACAAGTAAACCGAGCTGGTGCAAAAGATGATATTATTGAAGGCGATAAAGCGGCCGGCTCATATGATAAACTTATGATTGCCGATGTTGCTATATCCTTATCACGTAAAAGGCAAGATAAAGTTAGTGGACTAGGAAGATTTCACATTATGAAAAACAGATATGGCATGGATGGTTTAACTTTCAATACAAAAATTGATACCACTACAGGACATTTTGAAATATTAGGTGAAAACTTTGAAGAAGATGAACCCCAACCAAAACAAAGTGCATACTCTAACCAGCTTGACTCGGTTGACAAATCGTTGTTAGCACAAAGGTTTTTTGAACTTAACCCCGTAAATTATTAAGAACTATGAATATCGAACAAAATATCTTGTCGGATGTAACCGTGTACCTTAAGTATGCCAAGTACGTCCCTGAAAAAAACAGACGTGAAACATGGGAAGAACTTGTTACACGCAATAAAACAATGCATTTGGACAAATTTCCTAATTTAACTGAGGAAATTGAAGCCGCATACAAGTACGTGTATGAGAAAAAAGTATTACCTTCAATGCGTTCAATGCAATTTGCAGGTAAACCTATTTCCATTAACAATGCCCGTATCTTTAACTGTTCTTACTTACCAATTGATGACCATAGAGCATTCTCTGAAATTATGTTCTTGTTGCTTTCAGGCTGTGGAGTAGGATACTCAGTACAAACTCACCACGTTGAACAATTGCCCGAAATTAGAAAACCACTTAAATGGAAACGTTATCTAGTAGGTGATTCTATTGAAGGATGGGCTGATGCTGTTCGTATGTTAACTAAAGCTTATTTTGGTTATACCTCTACTGGTCCGATATTTGATTTCCGTGATGTTCGTCCTAAAGGAGCATCATTGATTACAGTTGGTGGTAAAGCACCAGGTCCTGAGCCATTGAAACTTGCTTTAGTACATATGCAAGCGATTTTGGACCGTAAACAAGACGGTAAGAAATTAACAACCGTTGAATGCCACGATATTATTTGTCACTTAGCTGATGCTGTATTGTCCGGAGGTATTCGTAGGGCGGCTTTGATTGCTTTATTTAATTTACACGATGACAACATGCTAACTTGTAAATTTGGAAACTGGTGGGAAGATAATCCACAAAGAGGTAGAGCAAATAACTCAGCAGTATTGCTTCGTAATAAAATTGATAAAGATACATTTATGGGTCTTTGGAAGAAAATTGAAGCATCTAATAGTGGTGAACCTGGTTTCTTGTTTACAAATGATAAAGATGCTGGAACAAACCCTTGCGCTGAAATTAACTTGAAAGCCAATCAATTCTGTAACTTGTGTGAAATCAATGCCTCAGACATTGAAACACAAGAGGAATACAATGCAAGAGCTAAAGCAGCCGCATTTATTGGTACATTACAAGCCTCATATACAGATTTCCACTATTTAAGAGATGTTTGGAAACGCACAACTGAAAAAGAAGCATTATTAGGTATTGGAATGACAGGTATTGCCTCTGGAGCTGTATTCAAATTGAATATGAAGGAAGCAGCTAAAGTAGCTTGCGATGAAAACGAAAGAGTAGCAGCTATTTTAGGTATTAATAAAGCCGCTCGTGTTACTACAGTTAAACCATCAGGTACTACATCATTAGTATTAGGTACTAGCTCAGGTATTCATGCTTGGCACGATGATTTTTACATGCGCCGAATTCGTTTAGGTAAAAATGAGGCTTTATACTCATACTTATCTATTTACCACCCTGAAATGTTAGAGGATGATGTATTTAAACCTACATTACAATCAGTATTATCTGTTCCTCAGCGTTCCCCAGAAGGTTCAATCACACGTAAAGAATCAGCTATGGACATGTTAGAGCGTATTAAAACAATCAACAAAGAATGGATTAAACCAGGCCATAGAAAAGGAAACAATATGCATAACGTATCAGCCACTGTAACCATTAAGAAAGATGAATGGGCTGAGGTTGGAGATTGGTTATATGAAAACAAAGAATACTTTACTGCATTGTCGTTCTTACCTGAGGATCTAGGTACTTATGTACAAGCTCCTTTTGAAACAATTACCGAAGAACAGTTTAATGAGGCTATTAAACCACTTCATTTGTTGGACTTGTCAAAAGTAATTGAAATCAGTGATAACACTGCATTGATGGATCAAGCAGCGTGCGCTGGAGGTGCATGTGAAATAGTTTAAATTAATTAAAAAAAAGAATTGAGGGCTTGGATTCACAAGCCCTCTTTTGTATATTTATGTAGAAGATAATATGTCGTTTATTAAGAAATCACACGAGACCCCATTATGTTTACTCGAAGATAGTAAACAATTCAATGATTATGATTACTGTTTACCTCATTTATTAGACAAAGAACCAGTATATGAGGAGTATTTTCGCCGTGCTAAGGAAGAAGGTCGTTATATTATAATGGACAATTCTCTTCACGAGTTAGGTGAAGCTTATGATTGGGAAAGATTAAAATATTGGATTAATGAAATTAAACCCAATGAATTTATCGTACCCGATTCTTGGGAAAATGCTAATGTTACCATTTCTAATGCAGAAAAATGGGCTGCTATGAAAGACTGGCCAGAGGAAGTAATGAAAGTAGCAGTAGTTCAAGGTATAGGATTACACGATTTGATTCGTTGTTATGAGTCATTTAAATTATTAGGTTATAAGAAAATTGCATTTCCATATGGTTTAACATTTTATTCCAAATATGTAAAGCATCCTAATGTTGATATGGCTAAAATGTTAGGTAGAATTTCTATTGTTACTCATTTCCACAATGTTAAAATAATTTCTCAAGGTGATAAAATACATTTATTAGGATGTTGTTTACCTCAAGAATTTTTATACTACCAAGGATTTACATCAATTGATACTATTGATACCTCAAATCCTATTATCGCCACTATTGAGGGTATTAAGTATAAAGAATATGGTTTAATTACTAAACCTAAAACAAGAATCGATGATGTAATGTACATTGAGTCTGAACGTATTGATTATCAATTACTCACCTATAACCTAGAGTATTTTAATAAGATCAATAAGCTTTAATTTGGAGGATTAAAAGACTTTTTGTATGTTATAAGTATGGAAAAATTTCTATCACTTTATGACTACCTAAAGAGACCAGCAGGTAGAGAATTAGGAATTCAAGTAAGCACAGCCGCTCAACTTGAGGATATTCCAATCCAAACCAAAGAAGTAAGCAACCCAACATACTCAGGACTAATTCAAATGTATCCTGAAAGTTGGTTAGATACTTACTTTAGTAGAGGACCTAAATCCGCTACAGAAATCCTTTACAATGAACCAGACGACTTACCTTTTTAAATTATGGAAAAAATAGATATTAACCCAGCCTGGGAGGCTGAAATTAAAAAAGTACTAGATGCTATTTGGGAAAATCGTTTTCGAATGAGCTTGTCTAATCTAGAAAAGTTACGTAAATTAGCAAATAAAACAAAACTATGAATAAACAAGCAGT